CCCTTTTTTACATCCGCGACAAAAGAGCCTGTGATGTTCGGCAGTCCGGCCTTTACTGTGGTGCCCGCTGCGTGGCTACTGCTGGCACCCATCAGCACGCGCTCCGATGCGATCTGCTCCCATGTGCCACCAAACAGGGCGGCAGGGCTGGTGGGGTCGGTGCTCTGGTAGATGCTGCCCACGGGGTAAGGGTCCGGGGCAGTACCGCCCGCCAGATGCAGCGTGCCGTCTGCATCTGCCGTGAAGTCGTCACTCAGCTTGACACCGCCCAGCGTGGTGGTGGTGGCGGCGGGGAGGGTGTAGTGCACGGTGTCGCCGCTGCCAAAGGTCAGCACCAGTTCTCCGTTTTGCAGCTCTGCACTCTTCAGGTAGTCACCGCTTTCCTTTTCCACCGCACCCACGTCGTCCGCAGTCAACGGGGTATTCTTTCCGGTGCCGCCATGTGCTGCGGGCAGGATGCCGGTCATGTTTTCCAGTGTCGTGGTGTCCTTGGTCTGCATGGTCTTCGTGCTTCCGTCGCCGAAGGTCAGCGTCAGGGTGCGGTCTGTCAGCGAAATGCTCTTCACGTAGCCCGCGCTGTTCGCTCCCACCGCACCAAGATCCTCCGCCGTCAGGGTCACAACGCCGCCCTTGCCGTTCACCTTTACCACCGCGCCATCTTCGGGCGGCGCAAAATTCTCGGCACGATCTGCAGCCCGCTGCGCCCGCTCCGCATCGCCTTGGGCGCTGCCCGCCGCTTTCTGTGCCATTTTTGCCGCCCTTGCCGCGTTCGCTCCGGCTGTCGCTGCAGTGTCTGCGTCCCGCTTTGCTGCTGCGGCCGCGTTCCGCGCTTCCTTTGCGCTTTCCTGTGCCCCGGTCGCATATCCCAGCACCCGCGCCACAAAAAGCTCGTACTGCGTCGGGCTGATCTCTGCATCGCCGTCTGTGTTCAGTGTTTCATAGCAGTCATACCGGGCCGGTCGGGTCAGCGCCCGGTATCCGTCCTCACCCAGAGCCAGCAGCATCCAGCTGCCGCAGGGGCTGGCGGTAAATTCCTTGCCCACCGCTGCGCTGTACTCCTCGTCCAGCAGGATCGGTGTCGGCAGTGTGCCGTCCTGCCGCTGGATGTGCAGCGTCACGGCACATCCGGCCCACTCCTGCGGCAGCTCAAACTTCAGCCTTTCCACATTGGCGCTGCTCTGCCCGCCCAGATGCAGCACCCGCATCTCCGGGCCAAACTCCACACCGCCAAAGTTTTTCCGAATAATTTTCACCCGCATCCCGCTGCCTCCTTCCGTCCTTCTCAGCCTATCACACAAACGTCCGTAATAACACTGCGGACTTTTTTCAAACTTTTCCATTTCAAAAGAACCACATATACAAATCCCCCGGCGTGAAATTCATCGCGCCGGGGGATTTTTCTTTTCTTACCTCACTGCCGCATATGGGTCCGGTTTCGGTCCTTCCTCCGCTTTCTTTTCTGCCTCCTCCACCCACTGGGCAAAGTTTTTCTCCGTGTACAGCTCTTCTCCGTCTGCGTCCTTGAGCGCCAACAGCATTTTTTCCATCTGCTGCCGGTCTGCATCGCTTCCCGCAAGGTACTCCGGCTTTGCTGTCTCGGTGATCTTGCTTTTAAGTGTCGTCGCGCTCTTGCCCGCCTTCGCCAGCCTGTCATATTCTTCCTGCACAGCACCTGCATCCCAGCTGTCCACCGCTTCCACAAGGTCGTCCGTCACGCTGGCGTTATCGCCCTTCAGCTGCTTTTCGGCCAGCTGGTTTACCGCACCGGTCACGCAGTCCACCACATCCCCGCGCTTTCCCTTCGGCAGGCCCAGCACTTCGCTCAGCTGTTCGATCATCTCGTTTTCCAGCTCGTACCGCTTCTGGTCGTTTCCTGCATTCTGCTCTTCAGCAGCCTGCCGCACCCGCACGTCGTACTTTACAAGGCGGCTCTTCAGCTGGCTGTACATTTTGTTTTCCGCAATGGTTCCCGCTTCCACCATAGCGTTCAGCTTCTCCACTGCGGCCTTTGCTTCGTCGCTGTCGCCGCCGGCATAGGCGTTGTACAGCCGGTCATACTGGCCGGTGGCGCTTTGGGGCACAGAATTAAAGCTGAACTGTCCTCCGTGCGCAAGATTTTCAAGGTCACCATAGTAGCCCTTTACCGCTTCTACAATCTTCCGTCCATTGCCGTAGGGTACACCCGCCACTTCAAAGCTGTCCTCCAGCAGCGTCATGCTGCGCTGCATCAGCTTATTGTGGTGCTTTTGCAGCTGTTCTTCGTCCATTTCACTGGTGTCTTTCCGGAACTCCGCAAAAAACTTCTGCACATCTCCGGCCAGATCATTCACCACGCTGATGCTTGCTGCACTCAGCACGTCGTAATCCTTGCCGTTCACAGCATTGTCGATCAGGCTGTATAACTCACTTCCGTACAAAAAGTTTCCCGCAAAACTTTCTGTGTACAGGCTTGCAAACCGTTTCCACATGCTCTTCACGGTCACATCGCCGTTTTCGTCCTGCTCCCGGTCCCACCGGTGCAAAAGGAAATCTGCGCCGATCTTCATGATCGCAAACACCGCCGTCTGTGCCGCCTGGCTCACAACAGCCCGGTTTCGCTGTGTTTTTGCCCTCTGCAATTCTGCTTTGTTTTCATCGCTCTGGTTCTGCCGGTAGCGTTCCGCCTGTGCCCTGTAATCGCCAATGGCATCCGTCAAAACGCCGTAGTTCTGGAAGCGTTGGGTGGTGAACATGGTCAGCTGCTTCAGCATTTCGTTAGGGTTGCGCTGAATGCCCGCCCGCTGCATCACGGTGTAGTTGGGCTGTGTCTGCTCGATCACCTTCTGATAGGTGCGGTTCACCGCTTCCCAATAGGCCGGGCTGCCTGTCACCTCCGCGCCTTCAAACTCGGCCGTGTGGTGCTGCACGTATCGCTTGCTGCCTTCCCACAGGGCTGCTACCGTCACTTCGTCCATCCCGTTGATCCAGCCGGTCAGCCAGTTCGGCAGCTTGTCCATGCCCTTTTCCGCCAATGTTTCCTGCTTTCCAATGCTGGCAAGCTCGCCGTTCTGGCTGCCGCGCTTGCGCCAGTCCAGCAGCACGTCTCCGTGTTCTTTGATCTCCGTTTCCAGCGCTGTCCGCGCCTTGGGCGAAAGGTTTTTCACAAAGGGTACCACTGCCGCCATGGTGTCGCCGCCCAGTACGGCCGCTGCTGTGGGCAGGCTTGCCGCCTGCGCAATGGCAACGCCCGGGTTCAGCGTCAGCACTGCGCCTGCATAGTTTCCGCGCAGGTTTCCCAGTACTTTGTTAAAGGTGCTGGGCCGCTTGCGCTGGGTAGTCTGCAGGTCGGTCAGCAGGTCATCGATGTAGCTCACCGCATCCTTGCCCCACTGTTCCTTGATGATGCCGTTCTTCAGGTTTGCAAGCCCTTCCCGCGTCTCCACGCCGCTGTTCAGGATCTTCTGCACGTCCCGGATAGGTGCCGCAAGCCCTGCATACGCTGCCGTATCCCGCAGGCTGCGCTGCACTACGTTCGCGCATTCTTCCAGCAAAATGGGCTGTCCACTCTTCACGCGGTTCTTCAGGAAACCGCGTCCCTCAATGGTGGCATCCAGATTCAGGCCGTCGATCTGGGTCGCCAGCACCGATTTATCCACCGCAATGGGGTAGTAGTTTTTCACGGTTGCCCGCTGGTAGCCCACCAGTTGCAGGCTCGTCTCGTTGATGAGCTTTGTGGTGTAGTTGTCGAAGAACTCCTTCATGTCCGCGCACCATGCCCTGTCATAGTCGGTCATGGCCGCTTCCACCGTCTGCAGGATGCTGTCCACTGTCGGGGTCCCGTCCGCATCCGTCAGCATTCCCAGATGTACGGTCTGTCCCTTCTGGTAAGCCTGCTCGATGTCGCCCTTGTTGTACAGCTTTGCATCCGGGATCACAAGTCCGCCGTTCATCAGGTGGTTCAGGCTGTCGGTGTTGTGCAGGTGCATGTACAAACTGCACAGCTGTGCATGGGTCAGTTCGGCTTTCTTTCCCTTCACATCGGTCAGGCCCACGTCCACAAGGTCTGCGCCCGGGCCTGCAAAGTTCTGCATCTCCTTCACATGCTCTTTTCCGGTCACGTTGGCAAACAGCTTTTCGCCTTCCACGGTGATCTTCGTCTGCCGGTACTGGCCGTCGTTCAGCATGTTCGCCATCTTTTCCATCTGGCCGTTCTTCGCGTAGCCGCCCAGCATACGGAACACCCGCTCCGCGCCCAGCATGTCCAGCTGATACTTTGTCAGCAGATTGTGCACGCCGTCCAGCTTTCCGCCGGGGTGGTTGCCCTTGCTGGCATTCACCTCGCTGGCTGCGCCTTCTGCGATTGCGCTCACTTCTTCAGCCTCTGCAAGACTCACCGTCTTGTTTGCATTGCGGATCACATGCAGCGTCGAGCTGGTAATAGCCTTCAGCATCCGCATCTGATCCACCGTCATGGGCAGATAGGTGCGGTTCTCCGTCTCCTTGATGCGTTTGCGCAGCCGTTCCTGCAGTGCCCATGCTTTCTCGCTGTCCGGTAAAACTTCTGCCTCGGCCAGCTGCTCGTGCAGTTTGGTCAGCTTTGCGTCCTTTGTCGTCTGCAGGTCGTCCCGCAGCGTCTGGATCAGGGTATCCACGCCGGTCTGCTTCCATTCTTCGGTCATGGCGTTTGGGCTGTTCTCGCTGCCCGCACTCTGACGGATCCGGTCCTGCAGCCTCGTCAGCTGGTTCACGGCTCGTTCGTTCAGAATGGTCATGTCCGCCAGCTTTGCCACCTGTGCTGCCGCATCGATCAGCCCCGGCTGTACATACTTGTCCTTGCTGGGCCGCAACAGCATCTGGTTCAGCTGTGCCGCGTTCTGCCGGATGCTGCGTTTCAGTTCATCCATCTTCCGTGCATCCCGCGCCCGTTGCTCTCGCTTTTCCGCTACTGCCTTCGCAACGGCAATATCTTCGTCCCGCTGCTGTCGGGCTGTTTCAATGGCAAGGGCATTCCGCTGCGCCTGTTTCTGCTCCCATGCGGCCCGCTTGCGTTCGTTATCCGCCTCCCATTCCATGATCTCATTCTCCTGCACGATCAGGCTGTATTCCGCCTTATCCGCACGCCGCTGCTCCTGCTTCAGCTGCCACGCCAGCTCGTTTTTCTCGCTGCGCAGTTTCTGCATTTCTAGCTTTGCCTCGTCCAGCATCTCCTGCCGCTCGGCTTTCATGCGTTTTACTTCCTGCTTCATCTCCCGCTCATAGCTTTCCCGCAGGAATGTCAGCTTCTCGTTCAGGTCGCCCATGTTTGTAATGTCCACGCCCAGTGTTTCAAGGTTCTCATCCAGCAGCTTTTCTGCTTTCGCGTTCTGCCGCTGCAATTCCGTCATCTGCTGCACCTCAGCGCGCCGGTTCTCCGCCAGCCTGCGGCCAAACTCCCGCTGCTGTACTTTCTGCACGCCCTTCAGACCCTTTTCCACCTCGGCAGCCCGCTCCTCGCTGCCTGCGGCCGCTTTCGCCATCTGCAGGCTGTGCTGCTGGATCCCCTCGAAAATGGCCTGCGCATCGGTCATCTCCGGTGTCGCCATAATGTCACCGATGATCCTGCCCGCCAGTTCGATCTTTGCATCCTCATACTCTGCATCGTCTGCAAACCGGCTCATCGTCGCAGGCTTGATGGCATCGTGTAGGTTCATCAGCACATTCAGCCACTCGGTGCTTTCCATGCTCATTGCACCGTCCACACCCGCCTGCTGCGCTGCAGCTTTCCACAATGCCTTTGCACCGTCGCTGGTGCCGTCCACAGCGCGGTTGTCGTTGATCACGCTTTCGTACTGCTGTGCCGGGTTGCCGTCCCGCACGCTTTCAGCCTGCCGCAAGGTCACGCCGTGCCTGCGCGCTTCGGCCACTGCTTCACTCCAGCTGCCGTATGCTTTCACCAGTTCTGCCTTTGCCTGTCCGCTTCTGTTCACGGTATATTCCAGCTTGTGCAGTTCCGGGTATTCGTCCCACAGCTCACTGTTGCGGTAAACTGCCCCGTCCAGAATTTCTCCCGCCAGCGTTTCGGCCAGCGCATTGGCTTTTTCCATGTCCGCACCGTCGGCTTTCAGGTAGTCCACCAGTACCTCGGTCTCCCTCGCAAGCTTGGCCCGGTCCGCCTTACTGCCGTTCGCCTTTGCCCAGCGGCTGGCCAGTCCTTCAATGGCCGTCCGGCTCACCTTCACACCCCATGTCAGCCCAAAGAACTGGCTCAGGGTGTCCAGTGCTGCAGCCTTATCCGCAATGGTGCGGCTTGCCATCTGCTGGTCGTTCCGCTTCGCGTCACGGCTGGCCTGCTCTGCCAGCTGGAAGCGCACATTCGGCACCTCATTCAGCAATTTCGTACGCTCTGCGTCGTCTCCGGCTTTGTACAGCTCCACCGGCACGCCCGCGTCCTTCAGCTGCGCGATCAGGCTTTTGCTCGCATTGTCCGGCAAAATTGCCGCCCGCACCTCGTCAAAGCGAACCGCCCGCTGTGGCTTTGCTTCAAAGTACCCTGTCGGGATTTGTGCCACGTCGTTGTACAGGTTCAGGATCACCTGCGCCGTATCCTTGCTGATGCTGTAACCCTCTTTTGCAAAGGCTTTTGCAATGGTCGTACTGGTTCGCTTGCCCTGCGCCGCCCGCAAAAGGACATCGCCAATGATCTCCCGTTCCTCGTAGCTGCTGCTTGTATGTGGTGTAGTCTCCCGCCGCAGCCGGGCCACAACGTCTTCAATTTGGCTGTCCGCTTTTTCCAGCAGCGTTTTGTATTCCTCCTTCGGTATCTGCTGCAGCCGGTCTTTGTCCGCCCGCACATCTTCCAGTGTTTCATATTCTGCCGTTGCTGTGCTCATCAGGGTGTTGGCCGAAAGCCCCCATGCGCCTTTTCCGCGTGCATCCTCCTGATTCATGGCGTTCACAAGGTTTTCCAGTGTGTAGGGGTTGTGCAGTTGAGCGAAACTGCGCCGGTTTCCGTTACGGGTAAAAAGTTCCTTACCATTGTAAATGCCTTTCTTTCCCAGAATTTTTTCTATCTTGGGCAGCAGCCATTTTTCCACGTCTGCATCTGGCGCTTTTTCCTGCAGGGTCTGCCGCATGGCATCCGTGTCCTGCACCATTTTTCCGCCCGTATCTTCCGTCGTTGCATACTCATAGGCATTTTCCAGCCGGACACGCAACATTGGTGCTATCAGCTTTGCTGCCTTCTTTTCGGCCTTTTCCGCATCCCAGCCCAGTTCCTGCATGGCCCAGTTCTTTTCTGCGCTCCGCACTTCTTCCAGCACCGCATTGGCCATGTCATGGTTTCCATTCGCCCTGTCCGTCTCGATGATCTCCCGCAGGTTCTCCTTACCGCCAACAGCTTCCATCACCTTCTCGTATCGGCTGATCTGCGATTCCGTGAACCTCTGCTCCTGTTTCATCACAACATCCACGTTTTCGCCCCGGTCCGCCAGATACGCCGCCTTTGCAGCATCGTTATGGGCAAGCTGTTCAGCCAGCTGTTGCGGGCTTTTGTCAGAGGCTTCCATGTCCAGTGTTCCGCTCAGCACGTTTCCCCGGGCAAATTCCCCCTCTGCGGTCTGTCGGCTCAGCTGCGCAAGATAGGTGTTCAGCTCTCTTGCCTTATCCGCTTTCACCTCATATTCCACGTTCGGCCTTGTCGGTGTCCATGCGTCCGAGCCGTAAATACGGTTTGCGCTGTTGGCCATAGGGTCAATGGTGTCGCTGCCGAACACCAGCGAGATCGGTCCGTACTTTGTGTGGCCTTCCTGCGCTTTCACCACCGCAATGGACGGCGACGGCATACCGCCCAGTTCCAGTGCTTCCCGCAAGTTCTGTTCGGTCAGGTTGTGCACAGCTACAAGGTCTTTCTGGGTGTCCACCTCCACCGGTGCTGCCAGCTGCAGGCGGATATTTTTCTTCAACGTCCCGTCATTTCCCTTGTTTTCGGCGGTTTCCTGTGCTATACTTGTATCAGCAGGAAAGCTCGGGCGTTCACCGCCCTCCTCGGTTTTGAGTACCGTGTCAGCGCTTTCCTGCTTTTGTTTTATGTGTCCGGTATTGTCCAGCACCAGCAAACTGCCATCCGACCCGCAAACTTCGTGAACATAGAATTTGTTTCCCTGTTTCGTGCTGCGGTACTCATTTACAATTACCGCTTCGTAGATCCTTGTGCCATCTACCATAACTGGTGCCACAAAGGTATATGTGTTATATCCCCGACCTTTCCAGTTCTCCACAAAACCAACTTGTTCACCGTATCGGATAACATCTGGTATAGCCGCAGCAGCGATCTGTTTTACCGGGCCATTCCCATGCTGCACGGTCGCCTTTGCGCCTTTACGGGTCAGTTCTACGGTACCAAATCCAGCACGTTCTACCTTGCTACCAACCGCTTCAAAGAATCTCACAATGTTTTCGGTATTTTCTTTGTTGGTCGCTCCGTACGCGATCTCCTTTCCGGTAATTTCAGCCGCAGGATGCATCTGTTCTAATTGGTCAAGGTTGTGGTTCAGTTGTTCTTCCAGCGTTTCTTCGCCTTCCTGCAACTTGAATCGCGCCCCTTCCGCCGCGCCCTTGTTCTCAAGGGCTGCGGCGTTTTCTTTTGCGGCGCGCAGGCTGTCCATAGCCCTCTCCGCATGGGCAAAGTATTCGTCCTGCAGCACCCGCTTTTCTGCCGCCGCAAGGCGCTGTGCTTTCAGAGCGGCCTTGTTCTCCGGGTCTCTTGCCAGCACTTCCTTTGCGCGGCTCACGATGTCGCTCAAAAGCTCCTTCACCTTGGTCATCACCTTGTGGATGCCGCCTGCCTTGCCGGCGTTCTTTTCAGCCTGCCCGCGCTGGAACTCCACCCAGCGCTTAAAGCTCGCTTCATCGCTGAAGATGCCGCGCCATGCGTCCGCCACAAGTTCTTCTGCGGCTTCCTCGTAACTCAGCCCCTGCCGTGCATAGTCGGAAAGCTTCCCCCGGATCATCTCGTCAATGCCTTCAAAGCCCTCGCTCTTTGCCAGAAATTCCAGTGCATGCTGCTGCAGTGCCTGCGCACCCTCTGCATCCAGTGAGTTGTACCAGTGGTAGTCCTCGTGCAAGATTGTGCCAAACACATCCTCTGCCCGGTCGCTGAAGAAAATGCGCGCCGTTTCGGTGTCCACATAAGCCCTCACCCGGTCGCTGCCCTGCAGTACCGTTTTCAGCACCGCATCGGTGTTCGTGGCCTTCGCATTCAGTTCGATCAGCTGCGTGCCCACCTCGTTTGCCGTGCGCATCGTTCCCTTATACAGCACCCGGCCGCTGCCGCTGGTGCTTTCCGCCGTCAGCCTTCCGCCAAGGCTTGCACGCTGCATCTTTCCAGCTTCCAGTTCTCCGTGTCCCTGCAGCCATGCCAGCTGCAGCGCTTCCCGTCCGCCGTCCTGTGCCAGCACGTAATCGGTGTTCACAGCAAGGCCGCTCATGCCTTGCGCCAGCTCCATAGCCTTGTCAAAGGTGTGCACATCTTCCATCTGTCCCAGCCGGTACAGGCTGCTGGCTGCAGCTGCATACCGCCCGGCATCTCCAATTTCTGTCGGCACGTTCCTGCTGATGGTCGCACTTGCCCCATCCGATACCTGCCATCGGGTCAGCTCCTGCTGCACCTCTCGCTGCTTTGTGGTCAGGCTCTGCTGTTCAAGGCCGTAAGTTTCCCGCATCCTACCAGACTGTTCTGCCGGGCTGCTTTCCACCCTTTCCCCGGTGTTCTCCACGGCAACTCCGCTCCGGCCCAGCTCACTTTCCGTCTGTGCCTGCTGCGCAGATCTGTCAGCTTCCATTTTTTCTACAATTGCGGCCGGAGCCTGTGCTGCCCGCTGCTGTGTTGTCATTTCCCGCAATACCTGCCGGGTCTTTGCTTCCGTTTCCGGCAGCTCAACACCGTATTCTTCCGCAAAGGCAGCGCGGTTCGCCTCATTGGCCGCATTCGGTGTAAATAGGTTGATGGTCTTGCTCGTAAGCTGCCCATCCTGCACAGCTGCGGCAAGCTGCTGCACAGCCGGGTTTTCGCTCTGTACCATCGGCGCAGTATCCTGCATGGTCGCAAATCCGCTTGTCGTCCCCGTCACTTCCGGCTGCACCGTTTCCTGTGTAGCAGCCGCTGGGTGTCGGGTTGCTGGCGCAACGTCTTCCCGTGTTTGCTGCATCGCCGTTCCCGGCTCCTGTGCCCGCACTTCGTCCTGCAATGCCTGCCGTGCCCGTTCCATCTGTCCTTCGTAGTATGCCCGCTTCACATTACCCACAATGCTGGCATCGCCGCCGTTCGCCTTTGCAAGCCCTGTGCCCACAGCACCGCCCAAGGCACCGGATGCACCGCCCGTCAGGCCGCTTTCCAGCGCCGTTAAAAAGGTGTCGCTTTTAAACAGGTCTGCCGCCGCTTCGCTGTCGCCCAGCGTCGCATCAATAGCCTTGTCTGCATAGGTCTCCACAAAGGCCTGCATGGCATTGTCCACGCCGCCGGAGATGGCATTTGCCACCGCCGGGTACCGCTGTGCCAGCGTGCCGTCCGCCGCCACGCTGCGCACCATGTCAGCCAGTTTGCCCGCCAGCGTATTCTTTGCGTAGTCACTGCCCATGGTCTTTGCAAGGTCTGCTGCGCCCACACTGTTAATGGCCCAACCCGCGCCAAATTTTGCAAGGCCCCCGGCCAGCGTCTTGCCTGCACTTTCGCCCTTTTCAACGCTCTGGCCCATAGCTTCCGCACCGCCCTGCGCACTCAGCACCGGCAGCACCCATGCCGGGTCAATAGCCGCCACCGCAAGGTTCTCGCCAGCACTGCTCACGATGCCCAGCGCCTGCTTTGCAATGGGGCTAAGGCCCGCCTGTGCAGCTGCGGTCAGATCCTGTCCTCGCTTGTACAGCTGGTAACCAAAGCTCTTCTCCGGGTCTACGCTGTCATGCACTTCCGTTCCGGCAATGCGCGCCCACATGTTGTCGATCTCCTGCTGCGTGTAACCTTTCTCGATCAGCTCTGCATCCGTGTAGGCATCGCTCTGCGTTGTTTGTGCCGCCGGGGCACTGGCCATTGCACCGCTGCTCTGTGCCAGCTGCAGCGTGTTGTCCCGTGCTGCATACCGTGTCTTTCCGCCGGTCATCAGGCGCAGCAGCTCCTGCTGCCGGTCGTCGCTCTGTACATCCTGCTGCAGCTGCTTCCAGTTGCTGCTGGTCGCTGCTGCATTCTTTGCGCTCTGTACGCCGGTCTCACCCGCCAGAAAAACCGAGGATGCCACCGTGTCTCCAATACCGCCAATGGTATTGGCCGCGCGCCGCGCTGCACGCTGTCCTGCAGGCAGCGCATCAAAGTCGGCAATGTACTGCCGCGCTTCGCTGATCTCCTTGCGGCTGTATCCCTTTGCCAGCAGTTCCGCATCGGTGTAGTCCCGTCTGCCCGCACTCTTTTCCGGCACTGCTGCGCTGGCTGCAGCACCGCTCACGCTCTGGGGCTGCATGGCGTTGTTTTTCTCGGCATAGCTCTGTCCGCCGGTGCCAATGCGCATCAGCGTCACAAGTTCCCGGTGCTTCGGGTCAGCGTCCATCCACTGGTTCAGCCGGTCAAAATCGCTGAAGTCGTCTGTCGCTTTCAGATCTTCCGTGTACTGCTTCACCTTCTGCGCAGTCTGTGCATACCAGCCTTCATCTCCGCTGGCAATGCCTGCAATGCGCTGGCGCTCAGTGGGCTGCACCGTTCCCGTCACCTTTGCCGCCGGAGCTGCAGTGCTCTTCGCGTTCAGCCATTCCGGCTGCGCAGTGCTGCTGCGTGTACCTGTACCGCTGTCGGTCACAATGCCGCTTTTGCCCGGATATGCCTGTGTTCTGCCTGTTTCCTGCGGCACTGCCAGCTGCAGCTTGTGGCCGCTGTCCGCGCCCGTCATCTGCGCCAGCACCCGTGCACCAAGGCCCGTGCCGGTGTTCTGCCTTGCAGCCGCAGCCGGGCTGGCAGCATTCTGTCCGCTGCTTTTCGCTTCCCAGCTTTCCCGCGCTTTTGCAATGCGTTCCGGTGTCCACTTGTCCGTAGTGTTTGCTGTTCCCGCAGCTGTACCGGTGCTTGCCGTCCGGTTTGTGGTGCGGCTGTTGTTTTTCGCTTCCCAACTTTCTCTGTCTTTTTTCAGTCTTTCCGGTGTCCATTTGCTCATAACTGCCGGTCTCCTTTATCGTTCCGCTTCCAGAATTTTCATAATGGACGACAGCGTGTTGTCCGTAATGCCGTCTGCAGAAAGTCTGCCCGCAATATCGTCCAGACTGTAACCCCTCGCCTGCATGCCGCGCGCCGTTGCAAGTCCGCTGCGCAGCGGACTGCTGCGGGTGTTTGCCTGCCCACTGGTGCCGTTGCTTCCCGCCGTGCTGTTTTTCAGCCACCCCGCGTCCGTCAGGGTCTGCTGGTAGAAGTCATACAGTGGGTCTGTCTTCTTCATCCCGGAGAATTTTGTTGCCATCGTCTGCAGCTGGCTGTTGGTAAAGCCGGTCGTTCCCGTCTTGCCGCTGCCAGAGCTTGTGTTTCCGCTCTTCGTTCTGCTCGTTCTGCTGCTCCCGCTGCCGGTCGTCCTATAACGGTTATTCAGTGCCAGCTGGTTTGCTGTGTAATTCAGCTGCCGCTGGTTCAGTGTGGGCGAATAGTCAATGCTGCCGGTATCTACGCCCGCCATCTGCAGGTAGTTTTTGGCTGCAGTGTCATTGCCACTTCCTGCCAGACTTGCACCCTGCAGCAGTGCCGCCATCTGATCCTGCTGTACACTGCTCATGCCCTGCCATGTATCCAGCATCGTCTCGTCCAAACCATATTTCGTCAGCACTGCTTTCGCTGCATCATCAAAGCCTGCCTGTTTGTATGCGGTGGCCTGCTGCAGCGCCGCCACCTGATCGCTCAGCTGAGTGCGTGCCAGACTGTCATTGTACTGTTTTTCCTTGAACTCGTTTTCCCACTTCTGCTGACTGTACCCCTTGTACGCATCGTATCCTTCCATCACCGTGCTGCCAATGCCCTTCACGGCGTTCCACACATTGTTCCAGAAGTCGCTGTTCTCCTGCCGTGCCTGCTGGGTGCGGTCATAAAGGTAATTGCGCCAGTTTGCTGCATTGCTCACGCTGCTGTCATACTCGCCGCGTTCCAGTGCGCGCTGTCCCAGCAGGGTGTCCAGCTGGTCGCCCGCACCGGCAAGCTCCTGCTGCCACTGGGCCAGTGCGTCCGCCCGTGCTGCAGCAAGGGTGCTGCCGGTGTTTGCCGTCTGCGCCGCTGCTGCCTGATCTGCCGCGCTTTTTGCATAGTCCGCGCCATACCCGCCGGAAAGCGCATCTGCGGTCGCTGCTGCCGCATCTGCACCGGCATTCGCATTGCCCACCATCCGTGTCAGTGCGTCCTTGTAGCCGCTGTCTGCCGTGGTAAAGTCAAATCCCGCGCCGCTGGCCGTGCCCATCTTGTCCAGCGTGTCGGCAATGCCCTGCGCATACTGGTCATCGTAGGCCCCCGGCATGGCGTTTTCCGCGTCCTGCAGGCGCTGCTGCGCGTCGTTCAATCTCTTGATGGTTCCCATTCTTTTCTCCTTTCCTTAAATAAAGAACAGCGGCAGGATCTTCGCTGCAATGCCTGCCACCTGCAGCGCCCCGTTCATAAAATTCTGCCACCCGTTCTGCTTTGCGCTGTAAGCGTTGTCGTACTCGTTCTTTTTGTACTGTAGGCCTTCGGTCCAGTTGGCAAGGTCGTTCTGGTACTGGCTGTAGTCCTGCTTTTCCGCGCTCTGCAGCCCGCTCAGCTGCTGCTGCAGGCCGCTCTTCTCCGTGTTGTACTGGGCCTTGCTCTGGCTGTATAGGCTGTCCAGCACATTGTCCAAGCTGTTCATCGTGCTGGCATAGGCGTTCTGTCCCGCCTGCGTACCGTAGCTGGAGCCGTAGCCGCCGGTCATGGCGGGGGGGGTCGCCCCCGCCACGTCGGTGTTGCCGCTGAGGATGGCGTCGTCCGACTGCTTATCCAGCTGGCCCACGAACTGGACGTTGGCGCTGGTGGAGGCGGTGCCGTGGGGCCAGTCGTTGGTCACGAGGTTCAGCTCGCTGGCGCTCACCGGGCCGGTATAGCTGCGGAAATAGGTGTTGAGCAGCTCTGCGATGGAGCCGGCGTCCGGCACCACGCAGGAGTAGCCGTCAGAGGTATCGGTCACGCCCACGTTCGGCACACCCATGAAGACGGGGGTCTGTGCCAGCATGATGTTGGCGCTGTCGATGCGGGTGAAGGACACCAGCATCTTTGCGATGGTGGTCAGGTCCATATCCGTGTGGATATAGTTGTTGAAGACGAGGGGCAGCTGGTTGAGCACATCGGTGATGCCCATGCTGCGCACCCGCTTGAACAGACCGGCGTAGAAGTAGCGCTGCATGTTCAGGCGGTCGATGTCGGAGTTGGAGTAGCCCTGACCGTGGCGGCAGCGGACGAAGAACTCCGCCGATGTGCCGTCCAGATTGCGGTAGCCCTGCTTGAGGGCGCTGCCCGCAAAGGACATATCGTGGGGGATATAGACTTCGATGCCGCCGAAGTTGTCCACCATCTCCACCAGAGCCTGCATATCCACCGTCACGTAGTAATCGACGGGCAGCTTGTACTGGTCGTAGATGACCTCCGCCAGAGCGGCAATGCTGCCGCCGTTGGAGAGGGCCACGGAGTTTATCTGGTAGTTGGTGGCGGCGTAGGTCTTGCCGTTGGAAAGGGTGACTTTGCGGCTCTTGGTGGTCACGAGGCTGTTGCGGGGGATCTGGAGCATCCGCAGCGCACCGCCCTTGATGTCGAACTGGCAGTAGAGGATCATGTCCGTCATGCCGTCGTTGGAGGTGGGGTCGTTGGAGTAGTTGCGGCCTTCCTCATAGTCGATGCCGCAGACGAGGATGTTGACCACATCGCCCTTGTACTCCTCGAGGGTCTGTATCTCCTCGGTGATGGAGGGGGCGTCCTCCTCCGGACGGAGGTTCTCTTCCACCCTGCCCACCATACCGACGGCATACACCACCACGCCCGAGATGACGGCCAGCACC